GTGGTCAACTTCCCTACCAGGAACACCAAATTTAATAGGAACAGTGATGCCGAGTTCCAGTGCCTGAACGCATCGCCAAGGCATGAGTGTTCTAGTAGTTGGAGAAAATGTGTTTCTAAACGTATTGAATTCGTATCTAAGAAGAGCTATGGTAGGAAGCTTAAACATCTTGAGAACATTTGATGCTTTTTCTTCTGCTGAAGTCAACCCGTAATGTTTCTCCATTAGTGCGTCGAAGTGTCTTGTCACCCTTGGGTCAACACCGTATAACTCTTCCATCTTTGCTTTAAATTGTCTCTGCATAGACGGTGAATCATCAAGACTGTGGATATCTATGATCTTTTCCACAAGATTCCTAATGATCAGTATTTGATGTTTATTGTTGCCGTGAGTATCCCACATATGACCAACAAGTCTCATGACGGCCATCTCCCAAGAGATGGTCTCCTGTGAAGGAACCACAAGTTTCCACAATCTAGAGGGTCTAAAAGATATTATTTTGCCACTATCTTCAATAAAATGGCGCTGTAATATTTTTGGACCCCTTTTGACTATTTCACTATGGTCACAAAAGACTTCAGTCAGCAAATCAGAGTACTCATGAGATTCACTTATTTTGATTTCAAGTCCATGAAATCTGGTAAGAAAGTCCGCAAAAGTTATAAATCTGTCATCATGATCAACATCGATGTCAGACTCATCTCTAGAATTTGCATGGAGCGAACAATAGGGTGCAAGAATGTTAGGAAGACTACATATCCCATCATCCCCATACATCTTCGCACGAAGATCCCTCAATTCAATTTCAATGGCCTCCTTTACTACGTCAGGAACGTCAGGGTACAACTCCATCAACTCTCTGATAAAGAACAACCAAGTAACAAAAGCAAAGATACTCGTCATGGTTTGACTAACAGAAGTAATAAACTCTCCGCTAAACAAAATACCAATGACAATTCTCCAAGACTTAGGTTCAAACCATTTCGTCTTAGTAAAAGCACTGTTTCTTGCAGTCCATTGAGTTAATAGAGAAGTTAGAAGCAATTCAAAAGAACGCACATTGAAAGAATCATCCTCATTAGGATTAAAACTTAGATCAGGTTTGGAAGGAAGACCATAGTCTTGGTACAAGGTCCATAAATTAAATAAAATATGAGCCCACTTAACTTTTTGGTCCATCCTCCGCAAATCCCACTCAAAATAAAATCTGTCACCACCTTTAAACAACCAGTCATGAAGACGTTGAGCTCCACCATCAGCCCATCTAAATCCTATCATTATATTTTTAAAATTATACAGTGATTTAAAAATGGGTGAAAGAAGAACCTTATCAATCAGGAATTTCAATAGTGATGTAATAAAGAAAATTCTTTGTTTCTCAGGGTCTTGGAGGACTTCAATCTTAAAAGATAACTTAGCATAAGAGTCACCAATAACCTGAAGCAAATCATCATCCGTAATAGTACCTTTCGATGAATAGATGAAGTAAAGATCTTTCACATACAAATGAAGCCACTCCTTTGTACTTTGATAGGCAATACGTTTACTTGGTTTGTTGTCAAAGCCTTCAGGACCAAAGTAGAGGCCAGCCTTTGCAGCACCATTCATCGTCATGTTGAAAACATCCTCAGATAGCCATTGAGGACATTCTATTAGGACTTTACCATAACCATAAACTGACTTGTTCCATTGAACAAAACGAGAAAAGAATCTTCCAGGAAGATTCAAAGCAATTTCATCCACTATCATGGATGAAACAGCATTATGCACGTTCTTGAAACTACA